TAATAGCATTTTCAATTATTATTTCTTCATCTGGGTCCTTATTCATTAAGTCATTTAGCCCTAAACGATTATTTCGATCGTCAGCATCAACTATCCTACCTACTAAAGTTTCTTTACCTATATTAATAGTCATAATAATAGAAGGATATAGTGAAGTTAAATCTTCATCAAACATATAGTTGTAAATGCCAGCCTTAGGGCAAAATAAAAACCCACCAGCGTACCCTTTTTTCTCTATATTATTTTTATCCTTGGAAGGTGGGATAATACCCTGCTCTAGTAGATATGCTGAAATGGCTCCATCTTGGGTTTTAGTGTTAGCATAAACCTCACTGTAGTTATGTTTTCCTTTATGTGATAGGTTTTTAGTTAGTGCTAAGTATTCTAATTTTTCATCTAGTAGTTTAAGTATTTCTACATCACGAAAGTTATACTCAATAAATTTATTAATGTCAGTTTCAAATAAATCATCTAGATTGCCCTCATATTCAATTTTATTAACTCCTACATATTTTTCACCAATAGCATCTAAACGATAAGAAGGTTCATCTGCCCAACTATATTTTTTATGTAAACGCATATAGTCAAGAGATTCTACCCCCGCTATTTGAATATACTGATCCTTTAACCAGGTAGTTTCCCTTACTATGCCAATAGGAGATAAATACCTAGCTATGTCCTCTCCTAATACATTACATATTCTATAATAGAGATAAGGAACATCAAAATAATCGCTATTCCAACCTACAATAATATCAGGGTCCATTTCCCTAAATTTCTCAATAAACTTACTTAGTAACTCCCTTTCTGTTTTAACTGGGATAATTTCTTGGTTATTATTTTTAGTACGTTGGATTTGAGACTTAGTATCTAAAATTAATATACCCCATTCATCTACTTGCTTATCATACCAAGCAACGGAAGTTACTTTTTTGGGAGCACGTTTTATATAATCCTCAGTAAGAGCATCACCCATTTCAGTTTCAATATCAAAAAATACTTCTCTATGGGTTTTAGAGGGTTCATCATTTATACCATACTTCTCTATAAGAAATTTTTGATATGCAGTCATATCATGGAAATGTAAACCCGGGGTATCTCTATCCCATTTAGATGTAGATTTTAAATATTCGCCATCTAAGCCTCTATGAGTAGCAGAACCCTTATCACATTCAATATATGCTCTATTAGTCCATTCTATTTCTTCATGACCATAATCGGTCCATAAATGAACTTTATACTTATTCTTACCTATAAATTTAGCGTATGCTTTTTTATACATTAAAGAATTTTGATAAGTCAGGACGGAAATAATTAATTGATTTCATTACTTTTTTATCACTAGTTCTATATACTACGTAATTACTTCCTACTTCCTCATAATGGCAAGGTTCACCCTGTTCCTCAGAACGTACTTTAACGGTTTCCTTAGCCTCCTCCAATGTAGTACAGATTTTAGATAAATTAGAAGCTTGTACTTCTTGATATGCTTCCCAAATTTTATCTTTTAATCCAAATACTAGAGCACCATTACCTAATCCCACATAAGTGATATCTAAGATAGCATCCAATATTTCCTGAATATTTTCCTGCTCAACTGCTTCTCGGAGTTCATCTAATTCCTCTTGGATAAAGTTGATAACAAATTCAGCATCCTTTTTATCAATAGTAGGAGTGGTTCTGTTTTGCCACTCCTTACCCATTATAGTATTAAATTCCTCTACTTCCGTAACAAATGGAACATATTGTTTTTCAAACTTAGATACTATATTATTAGCCAAATCCTCTGTCCAAACTGTAGGGTCATCCTGGAATGGTAGTTGAATTAATGATTCTCTAATTTCTTGTTTAATTAACTTTTTGAAATATGACATAACACTTTATTTATGATGTAAATATAATAAAACTTTTTGGGGTATACAAGTATTTTTACAAATAAGTTTATGAAATATGAATTAAACTAGACCATAATTCATGAGGTACATCCGCACAAAATTTACTATCAGGAGCAAGAATAACGGATATGGCATCATGAGAATGTAAAGACTCTTGATGTGAACATATAACACGGAAATCCTTAACCCTTTTATCTTCCACTAACTGCTCATATAATAACCTAGCGGCATCCTCCACAAATTTAAGATAAGAACCATTTAACTCAGCAAATGCCATTTCATCTTCTCTTTTAACTATTACTTGAGTTTCAGTATGAAGTGCTTTATCACACATTTCTTTTAAATCCTCAATCCATACCAATTCATCAAATTCAATAGATATCCTAGTTACTGATCTCTGAGAATGTGATACAGTAGCTTTATTTCTATATTTTCTGGCAAACTCAGCCAATTCATAGGAACAAGGACAAGCTGAAGAATAGACAAAATCAAAATGAATAATCTTTTTTAGTACACCACTTTTATCTAAATTACCCTCCAAGGTTACATCATAGTATTGATAACCCTCTAATCCTGAACGAAGGGAAGGTTGTATGATAGGATATGAGAATTTAAGTGCTACTTTAGCATCAAACGATTTTAATTTATCCTTATAACTTGAAAGTACGGTTTCTAGCTTATCAATGCTAAACACATCATTTTTAAACTCATAAAATGATCTCATAATACGAGACATATTAATTCCCTTCTTATGTGCTTCAAGAGATACCGTACCTGTTACCTTAGTTTCAAGTTCAATCTCACCACCATCTTTTTTTCTATATCTCAGAGGTAATCTGAAATTATGGATTCCAACTTGTTGAATTTCCACAGGGGAACCCTGAATTAATGAAGATGGGCCATTTTGGAGATCTGGGAATGTTTCAATATCCTCTTTAGTAGGTTTATATTTTGAATCATATTCCCTATTGGGTTCATTATACTTAATAGAATGTTCATTTTCCTTGGGTTCTTTATATGATTTAACATCACCTACCCATTCATACTTTTTTACAAATTTAGTTTTACCTTCCATATTTTATTTTATTTTAAACACATCTTTCCGTATCAAAAGCCATAATATGACTTCTACCAGTAAATCTCCATCCTTTATCTCTCACAAAATTCATTACCACTGGATATGATTCCATTAGGGATACTCTATCATCTCCAGCGGGCATTGCCCATACTTTATCCCTTGGTATTTCTAATTCATTTAAAAACTTTTCCACTTCAGGTGCTATGGATAATTCTTTATCCAATACGGGTTTAATATGGTAATCCTTATGATATTCAATAGAAGCTTTAATAGCTTCTTTATTTAATCTTTTACTATTATGTTTTTTAATCATAACTTCAGTAACTTCTTCTCCCAGAGGAGTTATAGCTCCTAATTGAGGAATGGAATTACTAAACTTAGGTGAAATAGACAATAAATCAATAGGATAATCAGTTTCCAAGAAATGTGATCCTTCAGTTTCAATGGTGATAAAAATACCTCGTTCATGAGCAAAATGAGTTAATTCATTTACTAAAGCAGGATGCATAGTTGGTGAACCACCTGTTAACATCATTTCCTTAATATGAGGGTTATCATCATACATTTTAATAATATCATTAAAACAAAATGTACCCTTTTCTGGATGGATTGATGTATACCAACTATCACACCATCCTCCTTCTCCAAAATAACATCTGTGGGTACATCCTGTAGTTCTAACTACTATTGTGGGATAACCCTGTCTAGAACCCTCAGATTGAACCGCTGTATATAATTCAAGTACTTGTAATGGTTTTTCGTAAGATCTAAGCCTCTTGCACTTCATAAATTGCACTATTTTTTTCGTGTTCTCTAACTTCTACGGATACTACTCTACATCTATTATAAGTATCTTCTTTTACCCAGTCATTAATTTTATGGTAAAAATACTCCGCAAATTTTTCTGCTCCAACTGCTGGTATTATTCTTAATTGAATTACTCCTTTACTATCCAATTGTTTGAATTCCTCTAATGAAGGATCATCCTCAGCTATAATAACAGTATGGTCTAACATATAATTTAACCAATCTTTAAGATTCATACCATCAATTAAAACTTCAGATCTTTTTGCTCTACCAAAATCTACTACCCAGTTTCTACCATCTAAATCACCTTCATAAGTGATTTTTAGTGAAACAGAATATCCATGGAGGTATTGGCAGTGTGTATCTACTGCTTTCCATTGTCTAAAACAAGTAGAAAAACCATCATATATTTTTGTTGATCTATAATTATTCATCTTCATATTTATTTAAAACATCTAATACGTGGGATTTTGCTTTGGTCCAATGTACTATTCCTGTTTCATCTGCATACCTTACAGGATCGGGTCTATCTAATTTAATAAACGCTTCAATACGTTCTACTGAAGAAGCTGATTTGTAATCAGAATACCATTCTCCATCAATTTGAATTGGTTTATAAGAAGTATTAGTTCGGGAATATACTTCATTAAAATCTAAACGTAATTCATTGCATAATACTTCACCGTCTTTCAAGATATCAAATTTATCTCCCTCAAGATAAGGGGTAAAATATCCTACTTTTTCAGCATCCCAATTACCAATTCTAAAAGCTGCATCATCTGCATCTCTAAATTCTTGCCTACAATCGGGGTAAATGGCATGATCACCAGCATGAATACCTAATGCAATATCAGTATTATTACCATTGGTATTAGCTGCTGATAAGGCAACTGCTTGAACTAATGAAGCAAAGATTTTATTTCTATTAGGTACAACTGTTGCTTTCATATTTTCTTCAGCATAGTGACCTTCAGGTACTTCTTCTCCTCCTGATACTAGAGCTGAATTTAATAAGTCAACTAGACCATCTAATTTAATGACTCTATACTTCAATTTATTAGCAATCCCAATATCATTTTGACATAAGTAATCAATCAAAGATTGAGCTCTTTCAAGTTCTACTCTATGTTTTTGACCATAATCAAAAGACACAGCAGTTACTTGATCATATTCTGATAAACATCTAAGTAATAAAGTAGAGGAGTCCATCCCTCCAGAAAGTCTCTTCTTTATCT